GTCTCGTTGGTGCCCAGACTGGTAATAGGAGCGGCGGCGGCATAGACAAGGAGGTTATAGGTGGACGCCGGGGTAGGTTCGATGAAGATCATGTTGTCCCCCCAAGGAAACCAGAACTGGGGAGTGGCCCCACTCAACGGAACCCTGCCCACCATCGAAGGGGTGATCCTCCAGAGGCCGATGGGCCTACCCGATCCGGGCACATATTCCACGTACAACACCTTGGTCAGATAGGGGGTGGCATCTGTGGCGATGGTGTAAACCCACTTTTGAGAGGCCACCGTGGTGATGGTGCTGGAGATATGTTCGAGACAGGATGTCTTAAGGGCGATGTCACGCTGGGCGTCGTTGATCCATCTGTCCAGCATGGCGTCCGTATAGAACGCCGCCGTTGACTCGTTTAGAGCGTCTCGTACCCTGGTGCGTATATCTGCTATGCTTGGCCATGCCATATTTCCCCCTTATAAGTTATCGACCCATGATCTCGTCCCACGGTATTCCTTCGGGCATTCCTGCTGCGGCTTTTCTTCCGTACTTTCCGGCGATCAAATCAACATTTTCCACAAGCATCCGGTTGAGGTCCACAGTCGCCGCCTGTCCCTCTATTCCTCCCCGGAAGTATCTCATGACATACTCCGCCATAACGTCATCAAACATCTCATTAAAAGGCAGCGTGTCAGTAGTGGCGGTTAATTCGGTGGGCCGGGCAAAATAGTCGGCTTTTATTGTGTAGTCCGCCCCCGCCGCCGGGATGATGTAAATCTTGCGCTCTTTGACCTGATAATATCGCGGCTCTCCCGCCGAGGTGTAAGACAGTTTTGTTTCCAGGTTCGGCAGCGGCAGCAGCGGGTATGTTTTGCCGTCAATGTAGGGTTGATCTATGAACCCCCAAAAGCCTGATGGCAGGTATCCGTAACCGTCATCGGACGTAATGACTACCGTCGCCGCCGTCGCCGCCGTTACGCTGTCCGTGCTTGCCAGCGTCAACGTCTTGTCTGCCGCCGTAACAATGCGAAATGGCCCGCCATTGACGGTCGAGTCGGTGGTGATGGGCATATCCGCTGCAAGCCGGGAGGTTAAGAAGCCCCCGGTGGCGCTGGTTATGGTGTCCGGGTTGGCATTGTTAAAGACAATATCGGTGCCGGTATGGGTAACCTGCGCCCACACAGACACCGACATTTCTTCGCGCAGTAGGTCCGACTCCAGCCAGTATAAACGCTTCGCTATCGTCCGGACGGCATTGTTGACGATATGGATCAGGTCGTCCAGGGACACCGTTATTCCGTTCCGGTACTGCACGAGACTATATAAGCTCTGCACCGTGCTCATGGCGGCCCCCTATGTGCCAACAACTATATAACGCAACGCGCCCAGGCCCGACAGGTCGGTGGCGTTTGTAACCTCCATGCCCGCATCGTACCGAGTAAGAATAGGTATTTCCGCAGGCATTCCCCATATACCGGCCCCGGTCCCGGTCACGTTGTCGTACAAGGAACAGGCGGTACCATAGGACGGAGCCAGGGCTGTGGTCCGTACCCCAGGCGTGAACCAGTCAACGGTAAACCCCCCCGTTGCCGCCGTATCCCAATACTGGAGCATGTAGATAGTGCTGCCGCCGTTGACCGGCATGCAGCCGCTGTATCCCCATATCAGGATTGGGTAGTCAAACTGATTGATGTAGGGGTTGGACCCGGACTTGGTGGCCCCTTCGTTGCTGAACTTGCGGTCATACATAAAGCCGGTGGCTGGTACTTTCAGGTACGTAACCTTGACCGTCTTAGCGTTTTGGTCACTGTGGACAGTCAGTTGGGCAGTGGCTGAGTTGAATTTAACATCCACCTCGCCGCTGGCTACTGTATCGTCCTCATCGATGGGGATAAGCCTTGCCGCCGTAGCTGTGGTTTGGTCCACATACATAAGTGCGGCAATCTTATTGCCGCTGGCGAGGTTATTGGCTCCGGTGGCCAGGGTCTTTTCCTCGTCCTGAACCAGATTATCCCAGACCTCGGTCCATCCCTGGGTGATGTAGTGCAGGTACACATCCAGGTCGTAGATGTAAACGTCGTCGATGGATAGTGCCGACGCATCGGAGGCCGGGGTGAAAATGAGGCCGCCGGTGGTGCTGGCCACGATGTCCTCGGTGTAGGTGCCGTCCGCCGTCCGCGCTGTACCGTCTGTCCCGCCTATGCTCACTGTTACCCCGCCCGCCGTCCGCGAGCTGATGGTGTAGATGATCCTGTAGGTATGGCCGATCACGATAGTGTTGGTGGCCGATGCATCTTCGGACAGCGTGCCGGAGCTGGCCCCGGCAGCCTTAACGGCCTTGCCTTTGGAAAACGACCAGTTGGTCCCTGCCGTCCATCCGGTTCCATCGCCAATGGCTCCGTAGGACGTCAGGTTGACCGGGCTGACCGTGATGGTCGTCTTGGTTCTGTAGGCCATAGCGGAGGCGAGGCAGCATTCCCCCTCCGCCAGGGACGTCTGTGCGATGCCGGTGGACCGCCACTTGAGATTCTGCCCCTTGCTGGCGATGTTGTTGAAATAGGCCGCAGGGTAATTGGTCGTCAATTGATAGCTGCTGTCCAAGACCTGATGCTCGTCGTAGATGATCGCGGGCATCTGCCGGGGGCTAAACGCCTTGATCTTCTTGTTGGCAGCATCATACTCAAAAAAGTATCCGTTCCGGTTCTCGATCATCACATAGTCAATGTCGTGCACCCCGAACAATACATCGGGATCGAAGGATTCTCCTCCGGTGGGATACGAGGAATCGAACATGATGGTCCCGTTGACCATCTGCTTGCTGCCGATGTTACTGTATTCCTTAGTGATTGTCAGCGCCATGTCTTACGCCTCCTTCCTCAATGTCCGTAGGCGAGCCAGTAACCAGCGCCATTAGCTGCCGTAACAATGGTTATTGGGTCCACCTTGGGGAAGGTTTCGCTAATGACCGGAAATGTGGCAACCGTAGCACTCCCCTTATGCGTCAGGACCATTCCGTCTACCTTTTGGAGCCCGGTATATATATCGCCCCCGGTAGACCCGGATGCACTGGTAAATGTACCCATGGTTATCCGGATGTCCCCCGCCACGGATTCGTTGGTTTTGGTGAACGTGAAGGCCATTGCCCACCTCCTTAATTGAACATATCGCCGATGGCGATCCAAATACCCGACTGGGAGGCCTTGGTGATTACCGTTACCGCCGAGCCATCCACAGGCAAGGTTTCGTTTACTGCCGGTGCATCCGTAGCCGCCGACGATCCATATGGCTGCAGGATGATCATCTCACAGCGGTGCAGCTTGGTGTCTATATTGTCTTCCGTCCCCGCCCCTGAGTCCGTATAGGTGCCGTATGTAAGCGCCTTGTCCCCCAGGACGGAGCGCCCGACGAAGGTAGATGTGATGGACATTTTAATCCTCCTTAAGGAAGGGAGAGGGCCGAAGCCCCCTCCCGTATCGTTGTTAGTCGTACTTCAGCAGCACCGGGGTAAAGTACCCGGAAGCGAAGGCCGTGCTATACACATGGCCCACAAACGGTCCGGTATACCCTGCCGCCGTTTCGAGGGCGTAGGTGTCATCGGACGGGCAGACCACCATACCCACCGCCGACGTATCGCCGCCGAAGGCCACACCGAAGCCGCCGGTCTGCACCCACAGATATTGGCCGGACGTGGCCGCCGCCATCGCCTGCCCGCTCCAGGACACAGCGATGTCGGTCACATTGCCGACCCCGGACCACGGGTTTGCAAAGAGGCTGAAATAGTCGTTCGTGTAGGTGGCCTTGACCAGCGGTTCCTTCAGCGTGACCGTGATGGTTTCCGAGCCGGTAGCGGTGGTGCTGTGGCTGGCGATGGGGTAGTAATACCCGGCGGTTCCGGACCCGGCACGATGGACGACCAGATAGCCGTCGTCGTACTGATTGGCGGTGACCGCCGTGCCTCCCACATACACAGTCACCTGGATGGCTCCGGCGGCGTTGGCCGCGCCGCTGCTCTGAATCTTGTTGACGTGATTTGACGTCGCCGCCGCCGAATAGGTGGCCCCGCCGACAATCAGGGTATCTCCGGCCTTGGCATAGCGGAATTTTCTTCCGTCCTCTGTTTCGCGGAGGGCACCAAGGCACTCTTTCTTGGTTGCGGATACTTCATAAAGCCCCTGCGACCAAGCATTGATTTTGATAGGATTGATAGACATATTATGTTCCTCCTTAGCTCAGATTGCTGTGCGCAGCGTGGGCGCGACGGTTGCTGACAATCAGGTTGCCGTGCCATTTGATCTTCATCGTTCTGCCAAAAACGTTCGCCGTGACAAGGTCGGCCCACGGAGTCCTTGCAAAGTATCCGTCCCGGTGAATCGCCCATCCGACATAGTTGCTGTTGCACAAGAACAGGTAACCGGACGGGCAGTAGTCGTCAGCCGCGATCAGCTTGTTCTCGAAGACGAGGTTCGTAAACCCGGCCTTGGCGGTATCGGTGTCCTGGGTGAAGCGCTGCTGCGTCTGCAGGATACCGCTGATGATGTTGAACAGGGTTTCTGTGGTGAGCCCCACGTCCGGCTTTCCCTTGGGGCCGTCGTAGAGTTTGGCCGTGCTGGCCAACTCGCGGATAACCTTGAGCGAGATGCCCTCCGTGGTGGTCGTGTTGATGCCGCGCCACGGATACGATCCGTCGCTGGCCACCAGGTCCGTCGGCGTAATGCCACCATACTGCGTCGAGGTGCCGGCGAAACAGCAGGCCTTCAGACCGGTGATGTTGACGGAACTGTCCGCATCCTGGTTGTAGATTTGATTGGCAATCTTCTTGGTGACGGTCTTCTGCGCGTTTGCCACCTTCTGCGTGATGAGGCTCACAATAGCATAGTCGCCGGCGTTCTTGATCTCGTCCTCGTCATAGATGGTGGCGTTTCCATAAGCGTTTTTCCATAAAAAATACGCACAGTTGACGACGTCGTTGTCGTCCGAAGAGATCGTTCCGCCGCGGGCGTAGAAACCGCCCTGCCCTTCGTCGAATTCCAGCGGGACACGAATCCGTTCGCCACCCGAGGGCCGCTCGAAGAGGCCCTTCTTCTGGTCCATAAAATGCTTCATAAAGAAGCTGGTGTTGAAGTAAATATCGGTTACCTGTCGGCCATCGAGTTTAAAGTAGTCTTCGGTGATAGCCTGAATTTCTGTGTACGTGAGAGACATATTGCTCCTCCTTTTATCTTCCCGCCGCGGCCCTCAGTTTCTGTAGTCTGTGGACCAGAACGGAGACGGGGCCGCCGCGTTCTTTGGTGTTTTGTAGTTCGTTGTCGGCGTCGGCGGTGTTCCCGACCCCGGATGGTCCAGTGCCGATAACTGCCGCCTGGCGCTTTGCCTGCCAATTCTTGTTTGTTCTTTCTGCCGCTTCTTTTGCCGCCTTCTCCGCGGCTGCCTTGACCCGCGCCTCCATCGTCATCATCTGATGGGCGCTGATGGGGTTGTGACCAGGATTGGCCTCGAGGAACACCTGAATCTCGCCGCGATCCCACATCGCTTTGAAGTCGGGATTCTCTTTCTCGTACTTCTCATAGGTGCGTCTGATGGACGCCTCCCGGCTTTCCTGTAGTCGCCGCTGTTCGGACTGTTCGAGGGCCATCCTTACCTCGCGCTTGGCCTGTTCGCGGGCCTGAATGACGAGATTGTCATGGTAGCCCTTGGGATCCGTGGTCATCCATTCGGCCAAATCCTCGGCGCTCATCCGGCTGGTATCTTTATATGGAAGGGGCTCTTCTTGTGCGGGTTGCCGTCTTTGCTCCCGCAGGAAGTCCCGTTCCGCCTCCAGGCGGATGCGCTCCTCTTTGATGCGTTGCGCCTCTTGGCGGGCCTCGTCCCGCTCCCGCATCATCCGTTGCCAGTCAGGGTGTTGGTCGAACCTCATGCTCCCCTGCTCCTTGGCGGTTCCCTTCTCCGGTTCTGCATCGCCGTCAGTTTTTAGCGACTTGTCTGTCGTATCCTCCTGTTTACCGGCGGTCTTGGCGGGCACATCCGTGCCGTCGGAAACGGTGTTGATGAGGCCGATGGAGTCCGGGTCGAAGGCCGGTCTGTCCGCAGATGCTGACGAGGCATCTATCGCTTCTTGCGTGTTTAGCGTCGTTTCGGGTAAATCCATTGAGTTCTCCTTGGGCTTAAAAAAATAAAGCCCTCCCAATCCTGATATTTTCAGAATCGCAGAGGGCTTTCGGTTATTATGCCGTGTGCGACATCGCCCTGGGCGTTGCCGGGACTATCCGGCGAGACCCTGGGTGTTATGTTTAGCTACTCTATGTTGCGAGCCTTTCCCGGTGGTACTTCTCCAGGAGGGTGACGGCCATTTTCAGCACCCGTAGGAGAATCTCCACCAACTCTTTGGTATCGACTTTCGTCATCGTCAGCCGTTTACCTCTATGCGCTGCCGGCCTTGGTGCCGGCGCCAGAGCAGGTCCGCAATGTCCCGCAAATCACGTTCTGGCGGCTTGCGGTACGTGGGTGGGGCTCCGCCCTCGTTTTCCGCATGTCGCAGGCCTTTGGCCCGCATGTATTTTCGCAGGTGCTCCCGGTTGGGGTTGGCGGCCAGCTCCCGCTCCAGGGGGTCCGGGGACCTCTTGGCGGCGTCCATGTCCAATAGCGCCGCAGCCGATTCCTTGGCATAGCTGCCGTCCTGGTTGCCGGTATAGACGCCGGACACGCTCATGATGCGCTTTGTCTTTCGTCCACAAGTGGGGCATTTGTCATGCCACATCCCCGAGTCAACAATCCGCTCGTGAACTCCACAGGCCTTACATTGAAAATCAGCGAGGATCATTCTCCGGGGCCCGCCTCTCGTTGTTTTTTATATTTAGCAAATTTACCTCTCTGCTGTCGGTACATGCTGTATGCGATGGCGGCTGCCTGTTTCGGGTCTTTAGTCGTGCCCTCGCTTAGAATAACGGGGATGGCGCGGCTTACATAATCCTTTTCGCTTTCGCCCGGCTTTACGTTCGGCATTATTCCAACACCTCCTGGTTGTTGCTGGCAGCGCCCTTTTCGTGGTAGATGCCCTTGTTCTCTTCGTTTCGCGGCTGCATTTCTTTAATATCGAGGGAGAGCGCCTCTCTTTTTGTTTGTTTTATGTCCGCCTCGATCTTGGCGACAACTTCCGCCCGCTTTATTTTGAGCAGTTCCTCGTCGTACTTTGTCCCGGCCAGGGCCACCTGCTGTTTAACCCTTTCCGTCATGATCTGCTCGGCGGTAAGCGCCTTTTTGGCCTCCGTTTCCTCTGCTTGGGCTATCGTCCGGCGGGCTTCGGCCATCTTCAGTTCCACCTCTGCCTGGGCCACCATCGCCTCCGGATCGGGAGGAGGTTGCGGTGCCGGTTGGCCGCTGTATGTCTGCTGCAGGACTGTATCGAGGGGCGGCAATTCTCCCTTCTCCATCGCCTTGGCGATGTCCTTTTCTTCGAGCCCGGCGATCTGCTGTAGCGTCTGGATGATCTCCGGCGCCATACCGGCGGCTTGCAGCTTACCGAATAGTTCAACGTAGGGTCCGGCGTTCATCCTCTCGACCACATCCGTCCGGGACGGCCAATCCAGCTTGCCTAAGAGTTCTTGGCGGTCGATGGCCCCGAGGCGGAAAAGTTCAATAGCTTCTTCCCGTACTTGGATTTGGCTCCGGGGCATGGTCGAGCCCGCCACCACCGTCAGTCGCGCCGGGATGAGCAGGTCTTTGCCGACGATGGACTTGGCTACCTGGTTGCCGCTGGCGTCCTTGTAGGTAATCCATCGCTCCTCGGTATAGAAGTTCTGCACCATGGACACGTACATCCGTCCGCGCTCCCTAATGAGGCGGCTATAGTTGCGTATTTTGCCCCGCATCATGGTCGCTGCCTGCTCGATGAGGGCCGCGATGGATTTGTACGCCAGGGTGTTGTTGGCGCTGGTTTTGGCAATGTCGAGGTCGAAAGTCCCGGCCACCCGGAAAAAGAGGTCCTGGAAGAGGCTGATGCTGGCCTGGATGTCCGCGGGAATGGCGGGGTAGTCAAGGTACCGAATCCCTGCGCCCTGCTCTGCATTTATCGGGTTGATGATGCCTCTGTCGTTGGTGAATTCGATGTTCTGGACGCCGGAGGTCCTGGGGTTGATGATCTTGGCCCTGGCTGCCCGGTCCTTCATCAAGACGAACTGCGAGATGGCCTTGTCAAACTCCGTGTTGAGTCGCTCTAACTGCTCGGCATCCGACATGCCCCAGGCAGAGGCGGTATCTTTATGGCTGTTGGCCGCGGCAAAGGGAAATTTATCCCACAGGTACGTCTTCCGGGCCTCTTCCTCGGGCAGAGAGGGGTTGATGTTGGGGTTGGGCCGGTCCTCTAAGGTGAGCTTGCCGTTACAGCAGACGACATATCGGATGAACCCAGGGTATTTCGGCTGTATTTCCTCGACTACCACTTCCTCGATGGTTGCCAGTTCGATCTGTGGGTCGACCACGCCGCCTCCGGCGATCCGTCGGCGCTTAATCATTGTGTAGTCGTGGACCCATGCCTCGACGATCAGCACCTGCTTGTCGATCTTTTCGTCCACCTTCCCCATGTTGAAGTTGATGAGGTTTTGAACAGTGCTGGCAAAGGTGGTGAGCATGCTGCCCGTCTTCCGCCCGCCCGCGGCCACCTCCGTTCGTTCGTCGCTTAATTCCTTCAGGATGTCGTCGTCGCCCTTGATGCGGTCGGCATACTTCGGCCAGCGGCGCTTTGCCTCCCGCAATGAGAGTGGGTAATAATGCAGAACTGCCTCGCTCTTCTGTAGGTCGCGGGGGTTAGTGAGGCTCACCGGGTAGAATCCGAAGTGGAACGGATCCACCACTATAGTGTCCACCTCGCCGCTCTCCTCTAAGTCCGGGTTAAATACTACCTTTTCGATTGCTATGCCGTAGTCCTCGCCGTTGTTGACGCTGCTCTCAAATACGTCCTGCTGTTCCTGCTCGTTCCACCAGTGGTCGGCGCATCTCTGGATGTCGTCGAAGGCCTCCTCGTCGTATTGTTCCGTGTCTCCCAGGCGGGCCACGTTGAAAATGGGGCTATTGTCTGTCAACACGTTGATGGTGCGGAGACGGTTGACGTGGATCAGGTTTGCCGTAACCAGCGGCAGCGCCGTGCTGGAGGCATTTTTCCAATGCTTGCCGCGCTTTAGTTCGTAGTTGCGGTTCCACCTTTTCGGCAGGCCGAGCGCTTCTTTGTGGTCGATGATCTCTTTTAAGATTTCAAAGACGCGAATAGCGACTTTTTCGCCCTTGCCTTCCGGCGGAAGTAACTCTTCCGGTCCTTTTGTCCCCTGTGCCACCTTTTCCAATGTCACGACGTTGTCTGCCATGTCTCTTTATCCTGCCTACTGTTGCGCTTCAATGTGGCACTTCATCTTGGCCGCCGCCGCTTTCCCCAAGTCATTACCGTCCCGCCGGTGCTTCTTCATGTGCGAGGAGAGTCCGATTCGGTGCTGGAATTCCCTGCCGCACTCGGGGCAGCATACTTTCTCTGCCGTTCCGCCTCTTTTTTCGCCTTTCTCCGGGCCGCTTTCCGGGCCGCTTTGAGCTTCAATTACCACCTCCTCGGGGGCCACCTCCTCGGGGGCCACCGTCCGCGGCACCTCGTACATGCCGTTTGCCGTCAAGACGGCAGTTTCTGTCGTGAACGGTCGCCACCCACAGTAAGGACAGCGCATCTCCTCCCACCCGGCGGATGCCGGGAAGGGGGGAGGGTAGCCATGCCAAGCATCTGGCGAGAGGAACTGGCTACCCTTGAGGGGAAGAGAAAGAGCGGATATCTCTGCCGTTGCGATTTTCTCGCTGCATATCTCACAATAAATGCTTAACGTTTTGCTCACTTACCTTTTCCACCTTTCCCTTTACTGCCGCATCCACCTTTCTTGGCCACCGTCATCACCTCCCTGGTTGCCTACTTGAGGTCTTTTAGGTCCCTCGGGTCGCTCATGGCCACCTCGTAGGGATCGTGCTCGAACAGTCCCGGTTCGCCTGGGTCGAACACCTCCGCTTTTCGCTCGTACGGAATGATGGTCTTCCGTCCCAGGTAGAATCCAAATCCCACCATGGCGATGAAAAGCGCCGCCGCGGCGAGGATGATGCCGACAACTATTGCGAGGTCACCGAATATCGAAGATTGCATCTCGTTGCCTTTCTTCCCCTTCCCAGAATCTGTCCGACTCTATCTGGTCCCGGTATGTCAAATCCGCATATGCCGGTTCCGGCGCCTTCTCGATGGCGTCGATCATGATGTCGGCCAGAGGCTTGATGTATCGTTTCTCAGGTGCTCCGATGGCCGACCACCGCAGATAGTTGAGGCCGTGGACTACGCTGTCCACGATATCGTCGTGCTCTCCCGCGGGGAATGCCGTCATCTCCTCGATGAAATCGAACAGCCATGGCGCCTCGTTGGGCAGCATCACCTTTCCGGCCTCGATGATGGGGGTGGCGGCGTTGGCGCGGGTGATCTTGTCCGAGTCCACCTTGACCGGGAATACCGGCATGACGGTTTCCTTCTGCAGTTCCTGGATGAGGCTCTGGCCGCTGGCCTTGTCCTCGACGATGACGGCATATGGTTTGTGTTTGGCATAAAGTGCCTGAACCTGGCGCTTGAGTTCCGGGAATTCCACCTGGCCGCGCCACATGTCGAGAAGGACATAGGCGTTTTTGGTGAGGCCCCAGGTGGTGCAGACGCTGTAATCGTTCTCGCTGCCCTTCTTGAAGGCGGTGTCCCATGATTGGATGCAGCCGTGGGTTGCCGGTTCCTCCCGGTAGTATTGCCACCAGTCGCGCCGGAAGATGTTGCTGGCCAAGTCCACAAACTGAGCCATGTGCTCCTGGGAGAACATGACGGCGCCGATTTCTGCCCTTATCGCCTCGAGTTCCTTGGGTGGTATCCACCCTCCCTCCTCGCTGGAAAAATGCCACGTTGCCCAATCTGGATCGTTCTGGGCCTTATCGTAGAGCCTCTTGGCCCAATTGTAGCCCTTTGGTGTGCCGATAAAGAGGCCGTGCCCTTGCCGGTCCGCCATGGCCGGTCTTAAAACTTCGTTCCAGGCCTCCTCGGCGATGTCGGCAAACTCATCGAGGACCAGCCGGTCAATGCCGACTCCTCGGAGCGAATCATAATTGTCGGCTCCCTTGAGCTTGATTCGTGATTCGTTAGTGAAGGTTACGGAGAGTTCCGATTCGTTGACGGCGGTGACATGGCTTAACGGCAGGAGGCGCTTGAGCATGAGCCAGGCGATTTCTTTGACTTGCCGGTACGTGGGGGCAACGTAGTAGCACAGCAGGTCTTTGGCGGCGAGGGCCTCGTTGAGCAGCCAGGTGTTGGCGAGATAGGATTTCCCGAAGCGGCGCCCGGCGACAACGCACTTCCAGCGGGCGGGATGCTGGAATATCTCACCCTGGGGGGCGGTGAGTTCTATTCTTTTCTGGGCCTCTGCCATTACTTCGCCTTCTCTTTGATAACGATAACGAGTGGTTGTTCCGGGTCGCCTTGATGCTGGATCTTCTGCACTTCCGTCCATCCCGCCTTGCAGCGGAGGATGTGTTTCTGTGCGTCCACGTTGCCTGCTTTGGCCGCCTCAAAGTGCTTATTGGTAATGATTGCGAGCCCTTTGGCCTTGCCGCGGGCTATTGCTTGCTCTAATTGCTCAGTTTGGGACTTCCTTCTCTGGAGCGTTGCCATGGAAATCCCAAGGCAATCACATATTTGCTGTTGTGATAGCTGTTGCGCCGCCAGCGACTCGATTTTGTCGAGATCGAGTTGAATTGGCTTGGGTCCAGGCTTGTTGTATGTCTTGGCCATATCTTTTCTTCCGTCGTTCCCTGATAGTTCTCGGGAGTTGTTCCCGTCCTTCCGCCTTACCGGCTCCAGGACAATGTTAAATTTCGGCAGAAGTATAACACGGCTTTTTTATGGTGAGCTGGCTATGACAGGTGGTGACAGGCAGTGGTTAAAAATAGTATCTTGACACGTTATTTTTTTGTGTATCTTGGTGGTCTGTTTTGTTGGGAAAGCTTGGACGTTATCCAATCCTCGATGAGTGTTCTGGTGGTGGTGGGGCGGCCGGCGACAATTGCCACCGGGAAGCCCTCTTCGCGGACGAGTTTTTTGAGGGTGTTTCGGGAGAAGCCGGTGAACTTGGTTATTATTTTCCAGGTGGTCAGCATTTACGGCCTCACCGCCTTCTTTCCCGTGAACTGTTCCCACCGCAGTACGATAACGTCGCAATATACCGGGTCGAGTTCCGTTCCAAAAGCCACCCGTCCTGTTTGTTCACACGCGATCAGGGTGGTTCCGCTGCCCATGAATGGGTCGAGCACTATTTCTTTCGCCTCTGGCCTGGTGCTGTTCCGGATCAACTTAGCCACCAGCTTTACCGGCTTCATTGTGGGATGCAGAGGGGAGACCGTTGGCCTGTTTTCCCGGACGACGCTTTCCGCCATCCTGTTTTGTAGCTCCCGGTATGCCGCGAGTAGTTCTTCTTTGCTCATTTTGGCCGGGTCTGTTTGGTCGTCGTAGATGGTGGTATTGGTGAAGTCCATACAGAAATAATGGCCGGCGCCCTCTTTCCACCCGTATAGAATGGGCTCGTGTCGCCAGTTGTAGTCTTTCCTTGAGAGGACGGCGATGTTCTTTACCCAGATGATGGTCTGGCTGATGTATATTCCGGCGCCCTGTATTGACTTGAGGAATTCCACGCTATTCACATCGGCATGTGCAATATAAACGCAACCGCCGGCTTTTAGGTGGTTTGAGGTGACCATGAACGCCTGGGAAAGAAAGTCTTCAAGACCTTCCTTGCGGAGTTCGTCGCCGGCTATCTTCCGGTG